TTTACAGCAAATTTAGACATATATAAATCGCCTAAAAATGATTCGTTTGTTTTTGTGTTTTTTGTTGTCATATACTAAATAATATACAGGAAAACCAACCCGATTGCAAGCAAAAAATCCCGAAAATATGAAAAAAATGACGTTTTTTTTACTTTGTTCTCTTTTTGTTCTCATAAATTGTACAAAAATCAAGGAAAATTGCGAATATAGACCCGAATTTGAAGAAAATAGCGAATCAATGAGCGAATCACTTGACGGAATTGCTCAAATAGAAATTTTACAACACAAAACACGTTGCCAATTTTAGGATAAATAGTTTTTATGAATAATAATACAGAATATTGTCTAAATTGTGGACACGAATCGCATTGTGGCGAAAATTGTTACAAAGATTACGGAGAATCTGAAAAAACTCTTTGTTGTACAAATTGTCGTTGCGAAAATGATGGAAAAAGTGGCAAATTAGATGAAGATTCTTTTAATGGAGCATAATAATGGCAAAAATGAGAATATTTAAGTTTTGGAATGAAGCAGGTGACGAAAAAGAGAAAGAATCAATGAGTTTGAAAAAGGCAGTTATGTCAGTTCAAGGTGATTTTAAAGATGATGTTATAGGAGTTGAGTTTATTAGTAAAAAAGGCAAAAAAATAGAAACTTCTATAAGAATACCAATAGGAAGAAAAATAAGACAATCGTTAATAGTAGAAAAACGAAGAGCAGCGTTAAAAGCAAAAAGAGAAGCAGATAGAAGAAGTGCATAATGCCAGCAGTTAGTAGAAAAGGAGATAGTTTAAGTACAGGACACATATGTGCTGGAACAACTATACTTGCAACACCAGGACAATCAACGGTTAGAGCAAATAGTATATTGATTGCTAGACAAACTGATCCTACGGTATCACACCCTTTTCCACCATTACCACCTTGTGCGCCACACGTTGCAAAAGTTAATGTAGGAAGTACAACGGTTAGAGTATGTGGTTTACCAATTGCAAGAGTAGGTGATAGTACAGACGCAGGACAAATGACTAAAGGTTCTTCTAATGTTTTCTCTGGTTAGAGTATAAATATAAGAGATATGCCAAACTACGATGCTAGTAATACTAATAACTCTAAAAGAGCAAATAGAATCTATAAAGATTTAGATTTAAACTTTGGTCGTAATAAAGTTACTAATGATGTAAATAAACTGACAGATGTAGAGGCAGTTAAACGAAGTGTTAGAAATTTGATTAACACAAATCATTATGAGAGACCTTTTCATCCTGAAATAGGAAGTGATGTTAGAGGAATGTTGTTTGAACCAATGACACCTCTTACTGCTCTTAATTTACAAAGAAAAGTTGCTGAAGTTTTAAATAATTTTGAACCAAGAATCAATTTACAACAGGTATTAGCAAGTCCTGACATTGATAGAAATAGTTATGAATTAAAAATTATGTTTTATGTTATTGGATCAAATGAACCAGTAGTAGTAGAAACATTTTTAGAAAGATTAAGATAAAATGGCAAGTAATAAGTTCGTAGTATCAGATTTAGATTTTGACGCAATAAAATCAAATTTAAAAGCATTCTTACAAGATCAACCAGAGTTTTCAGATTATAATTTTGAAGGATCAGGTTTTGCTGTTTTAATAGATACATTAGCATACAATACACACTATCTAGGTTTCAATGCTAATATGGTTGCAAATGAAATGTACCTAGACTCTGCTGATATTAGAAAAAATGTAGTTTCATTAGCAAAGATGTTAGGATATGTGCCATCATCTTGTAGATCACCTATTGCAAACGTAGATATAACTTTAAACAATGCTACAGGTTCATCGGTTACAATGGATAAAGGAACAACCTTTACATCAACAATAGATAATTTAACTTATCAGTTTGTAACTAACCAAGAATCAACAATCACACCTGCAGATGGTGTTTATAAATTTTCAGGTGTAGATTTATATGAAGGTACTTTAGTTTCATTTAGATATACGGTTGATAGTACAGATGTTGACCAAAGATTTATTATACCAAGTGTAAATGCTGATACATCTACATTAAAAGTAATTGTACAAAACTCAGCAACTGATTCAACGCAAAATGTTTATACATTAGCGGCTGGTTTAAAAAGTTTAGATAATACATCAAAGGCATATTTTTTACAAGAAACAGATACAGGTAAATTTGAAATATATTTTGGCGATGATATATTAGGTAAAAAATTATCAGATGGTAACATTGTAATTTTAGAATACATAGTTACAAATAAAGATGAGGCAAACGGCGCTTCTGCTTTTAATGTTTCAAGTTCAGTAGGTGGTTTTTCAGACGTATCTATTGTAACTAATTCAAATGCTCAAGGTGGTTCTGATCCAGAAACAAAAGAATCAATTAGATTTAATGCACCTTTACAATATACATCACAAGACAGAGCAGTTACAACAACAGATTACGAAACTTTAGTAAGATCAATTTATCCTAATGCAACTTCTATAAGTGCTTGGGGTGGTGAAGATGACGAAACACCTGTTTACGGTGTTGTTAAGATTGCTGTAAAAGGTCAATCAGGTGTTCCTTTAACTAATGCAACAAAATTAGATATAGTTACAAAATTAAAACCTTATAATGTTGCTTCAGTAAGACCAGAAATAATTGATCCAATAACAACTTCAATTGTGTTAGTAGTCAATGCTAAGTTTGATAAAAAATCAACTGCTAAAACTTCAGACACATTAAGATCAGAAATTATAAGTGCAATAAATGATTACAATAATAATACATTAAAAGCGTTTGATGGTGTATTCAGACATTCAAAAGTAACAGGTATTATAGATGACGTAGATAGTTCTATTTTATCTAATATAACAAATGTAAAAGTTAGAAAAGATTTTACACCTACTTTAAACTCATCTACAAAATACGATATATATTTTAGAAACGCAATTTACAATCCACATTCAGGACACGAATCAGTTTTATCATCTACTGGATTTAAAGTATCTGGTAATAATAATGAAATGTTTTTAGATGATGATGGTATGGGAAATGTTAGAGTTTATTATCTAGTAAGTGGTATTAAAACCGTTCACAATGCTACACAAGGTACAATTAATTACGGAACAGGACAAGTTACTATTAATTCTTTAGATGTTAATTCAATTTCAAATATTAGAGGTTCTGCTTCAACTAAAATTGAGGTAACCGTTTCTCCTAGTTCAAATGACGTTGTTCCTGTAAGAGATCAAATTTTAGAAATAGATGTTTCTAATTCTATTGTTAATGTTACCGAGGATACTTTTGTAGGAGGATCATCCGAGGCAGGAGTAGGATACACAACTTCATCAAGTTACTAATGCAATGGCAAAATTTAATGAAAAAATTTCATCGCTTATTAGTAGTCAATTACCAGATTTTGTAGTTGACGATCACCCACAATTTGTTCAATTTTTAAAAACTTATTTTCAATTTATGGAATCTGCTATGTTGCAGGTTACAAGTATTGAATCAACAGACGGTGTAACTTTAGAAAATGAAACTGGTCTACAAGATAACTTATTATTAGACGGTTCAAAAATAACTTCAGAAAGAACACAATCAGACGCTGGTGATAAAATAATTTATGAAGATACTACATATGGTTCATTTACGGTTGGTGAAACTATAACAGGTCTTACATCAAAGGCAACTGCTAAAGTTATTGCTGAAGATTTAGCAAATGGCAAAATTTTCATAACAGCACAAGATAGATTTTCTTTAAATGAAATTATAACAGGTAATGATTCTGGTGCTGAGGCAGTAATTAATAACTATCGTCCTAATCCTGTAAACAATGTTCAACAACTTACAAACTTTAGAGATCCAGATAAAGTTATTTCAAACTTTTTATCAAACTTTAGAGATGAGTTTTTAAAAACAATACCTGAAACTTTAGCAAACGGAATAGATAAAAGAAGTCTAATTAAAAATATTAAATCATTGTACCGTATGAAAGGTACACAAAAAGGACACGAATTATTTTTTAGAATATTATTTAATCAAGTATCAGAAACATTTTATCCTAGATCACAAATGTTACGTGTATCTGATGGACAATGGGATACACAAAAAGTTTTAAGAGCAATTGCTTCAACAGGTAATACAACTAATTTAGTTGGTAGAACAATTACAGGAAAAACATCAGCGGCAACTGCTGTAATAGAAAGTATTAAGAAATTTATTATTGCAAATAGAGAAGTTTCTGAATTTATATTAAACATAAACTCAATGACTGGTACTTTTCAAATAGGAGAAGAAATAACTGGTACTGCTAGTGATACAGATGACTTTTTTATTAAGGCAACCGTTACAGGTATACCAGGTGCAAAAACAATTACTAATGATGGTAACTTATATTCTACTGGAGATTTTTTAGAAGTAACTGGTGGCGGTACTGGTGCTGATATTTCTATTAGTGATATAGGATCAGGACCTGTATCAGAAATTGTTGTTGACAATCCAGGATCAGGTTATTCTGTTGGCGATAAATTAGTTTTTGATAATTCAGGCACACAAGGAGTTAATGCAGAAGGATTTATTTCTGTTGTTAACGGTGGTATTTCTGGTGAATCAGGAACAGACGCTGAACATATTGTAATGGAAGATGAAACAGGTAGAGGAGATCAATACTTTGGAAATAAAATTGTTTTAGAACCTGAAACAAACTCTAACTTAAATGATATTACAGATATATTTTTAATTAATAAAGGTAGTGGTTATACAACTTTACCTAAAGTAACTATAACATCTTCAGGAACTAACGCAAATATTTTAGCACACGGTACTGATATAGGAAGAGTTATAGGATTAAAAACAAACGAATTAGGAGAAGGTTATCAAAACTCTCCAACACCTACAATTAAATTTAGAAATTGTTTATTACTTACTAACAAGTCAGGTAACTTTAATGCCAATGATACTATTACAGGTGGCACTTCAGGTGCTGTTGGTAAACTTTCTTTTTATGACGCTGATACAAGTTTATTAAAAGTAAAAGATTTAAATAAAAATTTTGATTTAAATGAAACAATAACATCAACAAGTAGTGGATCAGCAACAATAACAAGATTAGATGTTGCTAGTGCTACGATAGATGTAGTTTCTGTTGCAGATACAGATGGTAAATTTTTAAATGAAGATGGTTATGTATCTGAGCAAACTATGAAAGTACAAGATAGTTTATACTATCAGGATTTTTCTTATGTATTAAAAGTAGGTCAATCTATTAATGATTGGCGAGACTCATTTAAAAAGACTATGCACACAGCAGGTTTTTATTTTACAGGACAAGTTGATTTACAAAATAGATTAAGTTTAAAAGTTAGGGCGCCAGTTGCTGGTATTGTATCAGGTGAAATAGATACTCCATTATTTAATGTATTGAACGTATTGTTTACAACCGTTTTTGGTAGAAGATTAGGAACAATAGATGATGGAACAACTTTAAGATCAGATGTTTTAACTGAAGGTGAAATGAGCGCAGGTGATGATTATAGAGATCCGTTTACTTCAAATACTAGAGATTTAACTTTAAGAAGGATGCCTATTGAAATTAGTATGACAAGTAGGCATAGAGCAATAATAGATGGCGTAGAAGTTAAACAAGGATACGCATATGCAGGACCTACTTTTGGTACATTAAACAAATACGCAAATACAATATTTGGTATAAATTCATTCGGAAGTAAAATAACATTTAAAGAATTAAGTGCTATACCAATACAAGGAACAAGAACATCTTTAGATGGAAGAGGTGGTATATTTTTAGCGTCTTCAAATACAGATGGTCAGTTATTAAAGACTAATTTTGCAATGCCTACACAATTTGCATTATCTCAGGAATCCTTTGATAATACGGTTACTAATTTTGCTCAAACAACCGTATCTTTTGATGATACAACCCCATAGGAATGTTTATAAATAGTATAAGGAAATAGGAAAAAGAAATGGCAAAACAATCAATTAATAGAGGAACCGCTGCTAATGATGGAACAGGTGATAATTTAAGAGCAGGTGCTCAAAAAGTTAACAACAATTTTGACGAATTGTATAATGCGTTAGGCAATGGTACTACCTTAACTTCAGGTAATTATTTAACAGACGCTTCTACTAATGTCTTAACAAATAAAACAATTAATGGTCCTGATAATACAATTACAAATATTCCTAGTAGTGCATTAGCAAGTTTACCAAATACAAAATTAGATAATTCAACTATTACAATTACAGGTGATGGTGCCGCTACTTCAGCAATAGATTTAGGTGATACTTTAACTATTGAAGGTGGTACAGGAATTACAACTACCGTAACAGCAGATAAAGTTAAAATTGATATAGACGGTGTAGTTCTAACAGAAACATCAACTGATACATTAACAAACAAAACAATTTCAGGTTCTACAAATACCTTAACTAGTATAGATAATACTTCTTTATCAAATTCAACGGTTTCATATGGTGGTGTACAACTTTCTTTAGGTGGTGTTGACGCTACTCCTGCTTTTGATTTAGCAGACGCAACAAATTATCCTACAAGTTCATTATCAGGAACAATTACAAATGCTCAATTAGCAGGTTCTATTGCAAATGATAAACTTTCAAATAGTACAATTAGATTTGGTGATGATTCATCTACTAACTATAATGTTGGTTTAGGTGAAAGTTTTGAAATTGTAGGTGGTTCAGGTGTTACTACTGCAATTACAAATAATAGAATAGTATTAAATGTTTCTTCAGTACCTAACACTTCACTTGCTAATTCATCAATTACAATTGGTGATACTGCTACTGCTTTAGGTGGAACATTAACATCAACAGCAAATTTAAACTTAACTGGTACATCTTCACTATCAGGTACAGGTACCGTTGATTTAACTGGTGCAGGTTCTAAAATAAGATTTGATTTTGCAGGTTACGGTTCTTTACCAACTGCTTCAACTTATGTTGGAATGTATGCTTATGATAGTACAGGTAACAGACCTTACTATTCTTCAGGTAGTGGTTGGGTTAGAGTATTAGATGAAAACTCTTCCGTTTCAGCACATACAGATGTTAATATGACTGGTGTTGCAGACGGCAATGTTTTATCTTGGAGTTCAGCACAAGGAAGATTTAATGTCGGTGCTCCATCTGCTGGTTCAGTTGCATTAAACGATATAACAGATGTTGTAAATACTTCGCCTACGGCAGGTATGTCTTTAGTTTATAATGGTACAAATTGGGTACAAGCAACAACTCCAGTATCTCAATTTATAGTAACTGCTTCAGACGCAAATGGTTATGAGTTTCAAGGTGCAGGATTCCCTGCAGGTCAAAGTGCTGATAATCCTGATTTACACTTGAAAAAAGGTCAAACTTATTACTTTAGAAATACATCTAGTGGACACCCTTTTAGAATACAATCAACAACAGGTACAGGTGGTACTGCGTATAATACTGGTGTTACTGACAATAATGCTTCAGGACCTAATGGTGTTATTGTATTTCATATACCGATGGACGCCCCAGCAACACTTTATTACCAATGTACATCACATACAAATATGGTAGGAAACATTAACATAACATAATGAAAAGTAGTATAAATATAAGAAAGAATTAGGAATTATGCCAGCAATTATAACAAATAAATTTAGATTAAACAACGCTGAACAATTTGCAGAATCATTTTCTGAAACAGCAAACAACGTCTATTATCTAGGTATTGGAAGACCACAACCTTTTGGTACTTTAACAAGACCAGACGGAAGAACAGATTACGAAGGTACAGACGCATTACCAAATACACCTGCTGATTCAACAGGTAGAGAATTTTATACTTTTGACGATTTAGTTGCTGCTAAAAGAGTACAATCTTCAGATGTTGCTTTTGTAATACCAAGAAGAAACTGGACTTCAGGTGTTGTTTACGATACTTACAGACACGACTACGGAGAATATACAACAGGATCAACAAGTGTAAGAAAAACATCAAATAGTGGTTCAACAACTTTATTTGATTCTACTTTTTACGTATTATCTTCAGCAAGAAACGTATATAAATGTTTAGATAACAATGGTGGTGCTGTTTCAACAGACGAACCAACTGGTGTATCAACTTCAGTAATTACAACTACTGACTCATATAAATGGAAATTTATGTACACACTTTCTGCTGCTCAACAAGCAAATTTCTTATCAACAGATTTTATGGCAGTTTCGCCAAACTCTAGTCCAGGGGCAGATCAATCAAATGTTATTTCTGCTGCTGTAGATGGAGGAATTGATATAGTTAATATTAAGGCAGGTGGATCAGGTGGTACTAACGGAACATTTACAGGAATACAAATAAGAGGAGATGGTTCTGGTGGTGTTGCTACGGTAGTAGTTGGTGGTGGACAAGTAACTTCAGTAACCGTAACTACTCCAGGCACAGGATATACTTTTGCAACAATCAGTAATGCTCAAATAGTTGCCGCTGGTGCAACTAACTTAGCAGGTTCTGAATTAGATGTAATTATTCCACCTAAAGGTGGACACGGTGCAAATGCACAAGAAGAATTAGGTGCTTTCTTTGTAATGATGAATACAAGTTTAGAAGGAACAGAATCAGCAAACTCTGGTGACTTTTCTGCTGTAAACGATTTTAGAAAAATTGCATTATTAAGAGATCCAACAAAATCCAATTCTGCTGTAACTGGTAATACTGCTAGATTAACAAAGGCAATTAAAATTGCTACTTCTCCTACACCAGGTACTTTTACGGTTGACGAAGAAATTAATCAGGCAACAACAGGTGCTGTCGGTAAAGTTGTAGAGTGGGACGCAACAAACAAAATTTTATACTACATACAAACAAGGCATAATGACGCTGGTGTTGACGCAGACGGAAACCTAACTGCGTTTTCAGGTGCTAATGTTATTACAGGTCAAGGTGGTAGTGCTCCTACAGGAACACCTGACACTTCATCAACAGGAACGGTTAACAATGTTTCATTTACTTCAGGATATTCAGTTCCTGAAATAGACCACGATACTGGCGATGTACTTTATATTGAAAATAGAACACCGATACAAAGGGCACCAGACCAAACGGAAAACATTAAACTGGTCATAGAATTTTAAGGGGTAATTAAATGTCAAGTCCAACAGACTTTAACCTCTCGCCTTACTATGATGACTTTGCGGAATCAAAGAAGTTTCATAGAATACTTTTTAGACCAGCATTTGCTGTTCAGGCAAGAGAGTTAACACAATCACAAACAATCTTACAAGATCAGATTGAAAAATTAGGTGACCATTTCTTTGAAAAAGGTGCAATGGTCATACCAGGTGAGATTGGTTTTGATTTAAATTACTATGCTGTAAAACTTTCAAGTATTGATAGTACAAATACTTTTTCACATTTCACAAACGGTACAGAATTAACAGGATCAGTTTCAGGTATAACTGCAACAATTATTAATAAAGTTGCTACAGACGGAACAGATCCAGATACTTTATTTGTAAAATATAGTAAGTCAGGTGGAACAAATAAAAATCAATTTGCATTTTCTGATGGAGAAACAATCACAGGAACAAATAGTGATGGTACTGCTGTAACTGCAATTGTAAATACAACTGCTACAGGTGCTGCTGCTCAAGTAAATGCAGGATCATATTACATAAACGGATTTTTAGTAACCGTTTCTGAACAAACAATAGTTTTAGACAAATATTCAAACACACCTAGTTATAGAGTAGGTTTATTAGTTACAGAATCTTTTGTAACTCCTACACAAGATAATACTTTAAATGATAATGCTCAAGGTGTTTCAAATACAAACGCTCCAGGTGCTCATAGATTTAAAATAGATTTAACATTAACTAAAAAAGCTATTGGTGCTACAGATGACGCAAACTTTGTAGAGTTATTAAGATTAAATCAAGGTATATTACAAAATCAAGTTAGAACAACTGAATACGCTGTATTAGAAGATACTTTTGCTCGTAGAACATATGACGAGTCAGGTGATTATTCTATAAGAGGTTTTGATTTAGATTTAAGAGAACATTTAATATCAGCAAACAATAGAGGAATTTATACTGCCGCTAATGGTGGATCAGAAAGTAAAATTGCTGCTGGTCTTGCACCAGGTAAAGCATATGTACGTGGATATGAAATTGAAACTATCGGTACTAGATATGTTGATGTAGATAAGGCAAGAGATTTTAATAATCAAAATGCTTTCCCTACAAGATTTGATGTAGGTAACTTTGTTAATGTAACTAATGTTTTTAATACACCAGACTATGGTGCTGTTCCAGGTGAAACATTAGCATTTAGAAATTTACATTTATATAGTGAACCAACTGCTGTTCGTGGTACAGGTAACACAGGATCAGAAGCAAGTATCTATACAATAGGTCGTGCTAAAACAAAAGGTTTTGAATATAAATCTGGTACTGCAACTGCAAACATTTATTCTAGTGCAGGATTAACAACAAGTGTATTTAAACATTATCTATTTGATATTAATATGTTTACACACTTGAACATTAATAGTAATGTTCAATTTACAAAAGGTGAAAAAATAACAGGAGATAATTCAGGTGCTACTGCTACGGTAGAGGACGCTTCAACTATTTCAGCAAAAGCAGTTTCATCTATTTCAATTGCAAGTCCAGGTGTTGCAAGTGCAACTGCTCACGGATTTAAAGAAGGACAACAAATAAAATTTAGTGCTATATCAGCACAAGATCAAACGGTTTCAATAACAACTAGTGATGTATTTACGGTAAGAAATCCAAATACAAACGATTTTGAATTATACAGAGCAGATGGTGTAACACCTACAAATATAAATCAATATACATCTTCAGGTAATGCTTTACACGGAGTTGTAGTTGTTTCAAGTGTTAATGGAGAATTTACTTCTGGAGAAGTTATTAGAGGTGCTGTTTCTACTTTAGACGCAACTATACAATCAGACGCTGTAGGATTTAAAGGTGTAAGAAGTTGGGACTTCTCATCTGTTAAACAAGTTTATGGACCAGGAACAGCAACTTATAGTTCAGATACTTCTTTAGATACAGATGGAGAAAATGTTGTAATCTCTGGTCAATTAGATATTGCAAATGGTAGTGATGCTGTAACAGGTGTTAATACAAGATTTACAACTGAATTAAAAATAGGTGATTCTATTTCATTTACAAACGATAGTGGTACAACTGAAGTAAAAAGAATAGAAGCAATTATTTCAGATAATAGTTTAACTTTAGGTTCTAATGTTGCTGCCGCTTCAACTAAAACCGTTGCAACAAGACGAAGAGCAAAATTACAAGACTCAAACAAAAACATTTCTATATTTAAATTACCATATGATAATATTAAAACATTAAAAACTGCTAGTAATTCAAATATTACAGATACAAGTTTTGCTGTTAGAAGAGCATTCGTTGTAACTTTATCAGGTGGTTCTGGTCAGATTACTGCAGGAACAAATGAATCATTTCCTTCTAGTGCAAGTGATTCAGATTATTTAATTGCAATAGATGATGTTGGAAGTGCAACTGCTGGTGCTACTGGAGATGTATTAACTACAATAGGAAATAACCACGATGGTAATCCTATATTTACTCAACCATCAGGTAATGGAACAAGTGTATTTGATTTTGGTTCTAATTATGCCAACGCAAAAATAAAAATAATTGCAACCGTAAATAGATCAACTGCTGGTTCTAAATCAAAAACTTTAGTTTCTGGTTCTACTAAAGATGTAACTTCTTTAGCAGATTGTATTAAACAAGGCGGAATAAATTTAAGTAAGGCAGACATTTATCAATTAACAAGTGTTAAAATGGCAACTTCTTTTGGTGCTTATAGTACCTCAGGTGAAGTTGATATTACAGAAAGATACGAATTAGATAACGGACAAAGAGATAACTATTACGATCAAGGTAGAATTAAATTAAAAACAGGTGAGTTAGAACCAACAGGTTCATTAAGAATTATGTTTGATTTCTTTACTCACGGTTCTGGAGATTACTTTGATGTTGACTCTTATACAGGAGTTGTAGATTATGCAAATATACCTAGTTATAGTTCAGATACAACAGGTAAAACTTTTGAGTTAAGAGATTGTTTAGATTTTAGACCTAGAGTTGCAGATAACTCAACTATAAATGCAGGTGAATTTGATAGAGATTTTGATACAGGTCAAAACGCTTCTGTTTTAGATGTTGTTAAATTTGGAACAGATATAACTACTGACTTTGAGTATTACTTACCTAGAATAGATAAAATATTTTTAGATAAAGAAGGTGCATTTAAAGTAGTAAAAGGTGCAAGTGCTTTAGATCCACAAGTTCCTAAAACTTTAGATGGCGCAATGCACCTATACACTTTAGATATTCCTGCTTACACTTTATCAACAGACGATATAAAAATTACACAAGTTGATAATAGAAGATATACAATGAGAGATATTGGTAAACTAGAAAGTAGAATTGAAAACGTAGAATACTATACTCAATTATCTTTACTAGAAACACAGGCACAGAATTTACAAATACAAGACGCTGCTGGTTTTGATAGATTTAAAAACGGATTTATTGTAGATAACTTTACAGGTCACGGTGTAGGTGATCCTAAAAATAGAGATTACAAAGCGGCAATGGATATGGCGCAAGGTCAATTAAGACCTACTTTTAATGAAGACGCTGTTAAATTAATTGAGGCAGACGAAGACGGTACTGCTATATTATCAGCAGATAGAACGGCTGCAAGTTATCAAAAGACTGGAGATTGTTTAACTTTACCATATACAGAAACAACTTTAATAGATCAACCTTTTGCAAGTAAAACGGTTAATGTTAATCCATTTGACGTATTTAATTGGTCAGGTACTATTGAATTAACACCACCATCAGACGAGTGGAAAGAAACAAATAGAGCACCACAATTAGTTATTAATAATACAGGTGCATTTGATAGTTTAGTTTCAGGTTTACCTCAAAGTCAACAAAATCAAGGTATAGAAATAGGATCAATATGGAATGATTGGCAAGATTTTTGGACAGGTACTCCAAGAGATGTTTCAAGTAGAGATGTTTCAGGTAATCAAAGAAGTGGTAGAAGAATTTTTAGAAATACAGAAATTACATCTTCTCAACAAGTTAATCAAACTAGAACAGGTGTAAGACAAAGATTAGTTCCTCAAACGGTTAGAAATAATATTGGTGATAGAATAGTTAATGTTGCATTTGTTCCGTTTATAAGAAGTAGAACATTATCATTTACTGGTACTAGAATGAAACCTAATACTAGAGTTTATGCTTTTTTTGATGATGTTAATATATCCACTTATGTAACTCCATCATCTGGTGCAAATTTAGATACAGATAATAATGGTTCTGTATCAGGTACATTTACAATACCTGATCCTGCAGACAACTCAAATCCTAGATGGAGAACAGGTACAAGAGTATTCAGATTAACTAGTAATCAAAATGATAGTAGAAATGATGTTGAAACTTCAGCAGAAACAGATTATGTTGCTAGAGGTATTTTAGAAACGGTACAAAATACAATTATTTCAACAAGAGAACCACAACTTGTTAGAACAGATACAAGCGAAACTAGATCAATTACTAGAACGTCAACTAGATCATCAACAAGAACAATTGGTTGGACTGATCCATTAGCACAAACTTTCTTAATAGATGATGTCGGTGGTGTATTCTTAACATCAATGGATATGTATTTTGGAAGTAAAGATTCAAATATACCTATAACTTTACAAATAAGAGAAGTTGTAAATGGTTATCCTGGATCAGTAATATTACCTTTTTCAGAAAAGACTTTAAATCCTAGTGCTGTAAATACAAGTACAGATGGTACAACTGCAACAACATTTACATTTGATTCTCCTGTTTACATACAAGAGAATACAGAATATTGTTTTGTATTATTAGCAAACTCAAATAACTATACTGCTTATGTTGGAAGACTAGGTGAAAAAGTATTAGGTTCTGATAGAACAATATCTCAACAACCTTATGCAGGTGTTATGTTTAAATCACAAAACGGTTCAACTTGGACTGCTGAACAAAACGAAGATGTTAAATTTAAAATTAAAAGAGCAGAATTTAGTAATGTAACTGGTACTGCTACTTTAGTAAATGAAAGTTTGCCTGTTAAGACACTTAAAAATAATCCTATTAGAACATTGTCAGATAGTTCGGCAACTTTAAGAGTATCACATCCTAACCACGGTATGCACGGTACAAGTAATAATGTAACTATCGGAGGAGTTCCTACAGGTGGTGCTTTAAACGGATTAAGTGCCGATCAAATTAACGGAACATACACTCAAATTTCAAACGTAACTTTAGATAGTTACGATATTAATCCATCACATAATACTTCTTTCACAGGATCAATTGTAAATCCTAGTCAATCAGGTGATATTGGTTCAAATGCTGTAACAGCAACACAAAACAGATTATATGATGTATTAAATTTAAGTTTACAAACTATGACCGTTGCAGGAACAAATATTTCTTATACAATAAGACCTACAACAGGTAGATCAATAAGTGGAAGTGAATCAGAATTTAGTTTAACAAGTTCAGGTAGTGCTGAAAATGTTATTGCAAATGACAACATTTATTTTACAGCACCTCAAATGGTTGCAAGTTCTATAAATGAAACAAATGAAATGACAGGAAATAAATCTTTATTTGTAAATTGTGTTATGTCAACTTCAAATACAAAAGTTTCTCCTGTTATAGATTTACAAAGAGTTAGTGCATTTACAATTCAAAACAGAATAAATCAACCGAGTGTAAGTGATGTTAATTATGTTTCAGATACAACTAATGTTGGTACATCATCTGCTGCTTCATACTTAACTAAACCAGTTATACTAGAAAATTTATCTACTGCTATTGACGTAAGATTAACTTCTAATATAAGATCAACTTCAAGTGTAGAAGTTTATTTTAGAACAACATCTTCCGAAGAGGCAAGAAATATAAACGATTTAAGTTGGATTCCATTTAACACAACAGGTACTTCGGATACAACGGTTACACCTGCTGAAGATAATGAAACATTTAAAGAATACAAATATTCTGTATCAGGATTAAATGAGTTTACTGCATTTCAAATTAAAATTGTTATGAAAGGAACAAACTCAGCATATGCACCTGTTATAAAAGATATGAGAGGAATTGCATTGGCGGTATAATATGAGTAGATTTTTAAAAGTTGAAGGATTTGAAAACATAGTAAGAGATACATCTTCTAATGCTATTATTTCAAATAATAAAACTGAATATCAAATCTATATGCAAAGAGTTAAACAAAGAGAATCACAAGGCGATAAATTAAGAAATGTCTGTAAGGAGATAAATAGTTTAAAGGCAGAATTAAAAGAGATAAAAGATTTAATATTAAAAGGTAAAAAATAATGGCTGTAAAATTTATAGCAGAAACAGATACACTAGAACAATTTAGACTGGAGTTTAACGACTTATCAGCAAATCAATTCGGTGATATTGCAAACCTATCAGGTTCTATTAGTGCGTCTAATTTAGTTGACGCTATGAACGAAACTATTAGTATTGCAACATCAACTGCTGGGTGGACAATTGCTGATGATACTTCAACTACACAGATTGTTGGTGGTGGTGATACTTTAACGGTTTTAGGTACTGCTAATCAAATACAGACGGTTGTATCTCCGCAAGATACAATTCAATTTTCTTTTCCTAATAATGTAACTATACCAAATAGTTTAACTGCTTTAGGTTCTACACATACTTTTGGAACGGTTGAAATTAGTGGAAATAATATTAGATCAGTTGATACTAATATGTTATCTGTTTTAGATACATTAAGAGTTAGTCAATTAGATACAGGTAGTGGATTATTATCAATTGCTGAAGCGTCTAGTATACCTAAATTTACTTCTTCAGCAGCTGGCAAGGCATTAACTTTTGACGCTGTACCTCTTTTCAATAGTTCAGTTGAGTTTGATGGTGCTACTGCAGGTACATTTAAAACTACGGTAACTGCAACAGACCCAACAGCAAATAATACAATTACACTTCCAGATATTACTGGTACGGTAATTACAACAGGCGATACTGGTACAATAACAAGTACAATGATTGCGCCTGGTACATTAACAGGAAGTGATCTTGCAGACGATTCTATTGGTGAGGCTAAAATTGCTGATGACGCTGTAGGACAAGATCAACTTAAATCAGTTGTAAACTTACAAATACTAAACTCATCTGGAGGAGTTTTAAAATCAATATATGGCGCTGGTGCATAATTAGAAGTCGTATAAGTATATGAGAAAGAATATATTATGGCAGTAAGATCACCTTTAAAAAACGATAGTGGAAACGTCAAAGAGATGACCTCAGCAGAGGTGGATCAAATTGTAGATCAAGTCGTTTATCAATATTCATTAAATCCAAGTGTATCATTATCAGTTGTATCTTCAGGTGGTAATTTAGGTTCTATTTCAGATACTAGATTACAGGCAGGTGCTATGATACAAACTAATAGTTCTTTCCCTCCTGAATCATCTACAGCAGAACCTTCAGTAGTTACGGTTACATATGATAAAATTAGTCAATCAATTGCAAGTGTAAGTCCAACAGGTGATACAGGTAAAACTTGGCCTGCATATTATAACGCAAGTGGCAATATTCAAGCAATGAGTTTACAAGATGTTAAAGATACTTTTTTACATCCTGCAATAAATTTATTAACTGCTGCTACAACAACTTCTCAACAAGCAGGAACGTATCATATTACCACAACTTCTAGTGTTTCAGGATCAACTTTAGTAAGTGGAACGCCAATATTTTTAGATACAAGAGCAGACACTTCAGCATATACAAACGCTGGTTTAGAAAGCGCTTCTGGTGAAACTTTAGATCAACCTACTACAATTACAAGTTTTTATTTACAAAGAGTTGATGGATCAAATACATCATATATAAAACCTTTTTATATAAATGCTCAAAATCACTTACAAGAATTTGCTGGTGGAACATTTGAATCTTTAGTACAAGGTTGGATAAGAGCAACAGCGGCGTCTTCTAATGATGGTTTTAAATTAGATTACAATTTAGGTACAAGTGGAACAGGTAATATAAGAGGTTCAGGTATGAGTGATACTAGATTAAACGGAACAGGTAATTACCAAACAAGACAAGTAAGTGATGATTATAGAGCACAAGAATTTCCAGACGGAACACCAACATCAATTAACACATATTATTTGAGAATAAGAAAATCGTAATGAAAAACAATGAATATATTATTAACAGGCAGTGAAGGCTTCATAGGTCAACACATTCAATCATTTTTAAAAGACAAACATAATCTAATTTGTATAGATAAAAAAACAGGTAATGATTTACTTACTTGTGATTTAGACTATGATGTAGATTTAGTAATACATCTAGCAGGTTTATCAGGTGTAAGAGATAGTTTAGATAATCCTGTTGAGTATTGGACAAATAATGTAGTTGCAAGTCATAGAGTCTTTAAACAATTTAAAAACGGTCCTAAAATATTATATGCGAGTTCATCTACTGCTAGAGAACCTTGGCGTAATCCATATGCAATGAGTAAGTTTTATATGGAAACAATTGCACCACATAATGCTTTAGGTATGAGATTTACAACCGTTTATGGTCCAAATGCTAGAGAGCAAATGTTAATACCAAAAATTTTAAGAGATGATGTTTCTTATATTAACGTAGATCATAGTAGAGATTTTATACACGTTGAAGATATATTAACTGCTATAGGTTTTTTAATAGTTAATAAACCACCTAGAAAAAGAAAAGTTATAGATGTTGGTACAGGTGTTTCTCATAATTTATTGGATATTTTATCTCATCTAAATATAGACGTAAAAGATAAGAGAATGGGAACAATGTTTGAGAGAAAAGATAATAAGGCACAGATTGGTGTATTATCTGAAATGGGTTGGATTCCAAAAACAAACTTACTAGATTACTTAAAGGAAAATTATGATAACTAAAGAAAACTTAATTGGTGCTTATTTTATAGATAACGATAGACAAAATATAGAAATATTAACAACAAGCGAAGATAAAAAACAAATTATACCTACTATAATACCTTTTGATGAAAACAATCCTTCATTTAAAGAATTAACAAGTGTAATAACCGTTGATGATCTACACGAAAACACATACCAAAAAAAGAAACAAGAGCAAAAAATCTTTGAAACAAAAGTTATGGAGATTGCAAAAAAAGATGGATTGTTAGTAGATGATACTAAAATAGATAGTAAGTATTATAATAAATTAGTTTCAGCAATATTTACCGATCCTGATAATGAAGATCAATTATTTGCTTTAAAAATAGCATTATTTGAATTAGAAAAAATTAAAGATTCTAAAAATAATGAAATGAAAAAAAAATTAAGACAATCTAAAAATAAGATTGATACACTTAAAGTTGCTTTTGAGATAATAAGTAATTAGACCACCAACCATTCCAACCTTCTTCTAGTATGTGGTGCATTTGACCTAAAGTTACTATACTATAATCTTTTGGTTTTTCATAGATATAATTTTTTATAGACGGACAAATTTTATCATAAGTTTCATATACAATTTGTTTATAATAAAATTCATCACTACCTTTATTATATACTTTTAAATATTCTGTATCATTTGATTTAAACTTATCCCATATCCAAGACTTATCTCCTGTCCAAGATACAATAGATGAGTTTAACGGCGTATGTGCTGGTTCTCTCCACCAACTATCATCTAATAGTGTAAATTCTTTTCTAATTAAATTAGGTAGTTTGTCATAGATAATAACATCTAAATCAAAGTATAAGTTTTCTCCATCTCTAAACTTATCATACATTTGAAGTTTATTATACCAATTACCATAGATGTCATTTTCAATAACCTCAAAACTATCGTAAGATAATCCTGAATAGTTATCTATCATATGTTTAAGATTTTTTACGTGCCAATCTGTAAACTTTGTACCAAATCTACAACAAATTATTCTCATTTTATTTCAGTAATTTTTATGCCTCTATTGTTAAAAGAGTTTATTTTAAAATCAGCATTTTCTGGAAGTATATGTTCTACACCATATGGGTCTTTAACTTTTGTATTACCTTTGCCTTCTATATTAACTATCTTTGCTTTTCTCATAGGTAAACCAGTTCTCTTATGTGTTTCTTGTTCAGTTAAAGTAATTTTACTTCCGTTGGCTGCACCTATCATTAATTCTTTTTCATCTGATTCCCAACGCTCTCTTCCTTCTTGTCCATAACCTATACCTAATCCATAGGTAATTTTTTTTCTACCTGCTTCAACGTCTTCTAGTATGCCTAATCTTTTTTCCCAAAAATTATCATTATCTAAATCATTATGATTTTTATTAAATCCTGTATCATAACCCATTTTAGCAGCCGCCCTTGCTGTCAAACCCATTGATATACCGATACTTACATAAGCATTTAACCATCTCTCGTGGTGGGTGTTTTCTTTTAATGTACCATCAGCGTTAGAGTTCATTTGTGTGTTAGGTTCTTTTGCAATCCACATAATATAAACACTTGCATTTGCTTGTGAGTTTCTCCAAGTAGATGGTGGATTTCTTCTATGAGTATTGCCCCACGTGTATTTGTATAATTCTTCTATAACTTTTCTATCATCTGTATAATACAAATCAAAATATCCTTCATATTGTTTTGACGGAGTATTTGTAGCAACCCATAATAATTCTTCTAAATTTTGTTTTCTGTCTTTTTCATTTTTTGAATTATACTTTTCATAATCCCAATTTCGTTGGACCTTTTGTATCTTACCCATTATTTGTCTTTCAAAATCCCAATTGTAGGTTTTTGCCATATACTTTCGCATAAAGTCTTCTTTAACTTCTAATGTGTGCTTAAATATTTTTTTAATCGCCATTCCAATGTTCCTTTAAAAAATTTGCATTTGACTTGTGTATAGTTTTGCCAACACCTGTAAAATGTACCACTTTTATATACTTATGCACATCATCAAGTATCATATATTCAGTATCAAATTTCTTACTATAAGTTTTGTTTAAATGTAAATTTTGTTTGAAGTCATCTGTATATTTACATAACCATTGTTGTGGTGTTGTTGTTAGTTTTATATTATGTTCTTGTACTTTCCAATTAACGTAGTTTTGTTCTCCATAATATTTTGTATGTACATCGCCATTATTGTAATAATGTAATTGCCAGTATTCAGGATTAAGTGCAAAGTCATCCCATATACTTTTTAAACTACCTGATTTAAACTTATAAAAACCACCATTAATCTTTAGTTTACTATCCCACCATTGACCATAAGTTATAATCTCATTATCTGATACAGGATGCCCTATTAATTCATCTACGTTGCCCGTTATCACTTGGTCAATATCCATAACTATAATCTCATCTCCAGGTTTCTGATAAGCAAATTGAGGACTAAAGTATTTTAATTTATGCCAATGTTTCTTAATATTACTTTGATGATTATAAGGTAACACAACATCTGCCTCAACATCTGTATCACTAATACATACAAACTTAAATGGTATAGTAGAGTTTCTTTTTAAACTTCTATAAAGTTTTGAAACATAATCTGGTGTATAGAAACCATCAAAATATACGGTACATATCTTAAGCATAATATCTTCTCCAACATACATCAAATTTTTTATTGATTGCGTGTACAAATTTAGTTTCTTTAGGTATAAATCCTTGTCTATCAAAGAAGTAATGCCATTCATTATCTAACCATTGTACAGGTACGTTATGTTCATTTAACTTAACACTAAACAAAGTTTCATTATCATAACCAAAAAAATCTACAATTTTTTTAGGAAATACATCATAGTTTGTTGTTAGATTTTTCATTGTTTTAATATCATTATCAAAGTCATCAAAGTATTTTAGTTTGTTTATGTGTTCTTTATTTGCACCAATTATACCTGTATTAATTACTTTGTTTATAGGACTTAAACCTTTCTCTATTAACATTGCCTGAGCATTATAATATTTTGCTGTAGGACTTCTAATAGTTTGAGTTTGTTTAGTAATAGTTTCAATAGTATTAACTTTGTAGGTATTATCAAATACTGCAATACCTTTATCTAAATTCCAATTGTCAAAGAAGTTATCTTTAGTCAAACAAACAACATCAAAATCTAAATAAAGTATTTCATCATAAGTTTTTGATAATTCACAAAGCAAATTTAGTTTATAAAAGTTGACTATATTATAAGTTGTAATAAATGGATAATGTTTTTTAACTTCTTTTTCAAATTTTTGATAACGAAGATCATACTCAAACATCATAAAAGGTACACCTATTGATTCTGCATACCATTTTTTATTTGCTAATAACTTAAAGTAATTATATTTAAACTCATTTTTAGTAACAATGTTTCTAGGTATTTCGTGTTTCTTTAAAACATCTTTATCAAATATATCTAATTCATCTTCAGGTATATCAATGTAAAAACTATAAATTATTCTTTTCATATTTACCTATCAATATAAATCTTGTTCCTCTATCATCAACTATTCTATCTTCTTTAATTACTTTTGCATTATCAGGCAACTGCCATTTAAATTCTTCAATTGAAGATACACAATTAATATGACCTTCAATGTCATACATATTGTTAGAGGTAAAAGCAAAATAAGCATTCGTATCTAACTCTAATTTTTTCATAGATGGCATATGTTCACAAGAGGTATTAATTATTAAATCTGTATTTTTTATTCTACTAGAATCAGGTGCCCAATTAAATACGTCATCACATATAAAATCTACATTTTTATAATGATTAAATAATCTGTTTTTTGCTATACTAATAACATCTTTATCTTTATCAATTAATGTAATTCTTTTTACTTCTTTAAAAGCAGGTATTAATATACTGCCATACCATCCACCAAAGATTACTATTTCCGAATCTGTTCTTAATATTAACTGATCTCTAATAAGTTTAATTATTTTTTCTTTTGATAAAAACTGATTAGGACTAAATGAATCTAAAAGATCACTATTGTGCCTAGATTCTGCCATTATATTTTTAAATAATTGTAAATCTACATCCATTTTACTATCTCATCTATTTCAGGTTTTACATCCCATTTATCTTTACCCCATTTTTTCATATCTTGCTCTCTATATCTTTTTGCATAACCACAACTTATCATTGTTATAGGTCTTGTTTTTACCATAGTTAATCCTCTTGCGTGCCATTGTTCTGGTCTTCTTCTAAAACAAGAATTGTAAGATATATCTAAACCTTCTTCTAGTAAATAATATCCTAAATTACCTGCAAATAAACCTACCTCAACTGATACTGAATCTATTATATGTTCAAACAAATGTTCATAACCTTGATCGTATTGATGTCCTTGTTCAATTTTTTCTTTGTACCATTTATTCGGCGTAGATACTCTACTATGTATTGTAAATAGATATGGATTATATGCTACGTGTTCATAAAATGGATTAGGAAAATTGCCAAATTCTGGATTTTCTTTTTGTGTTGTAGTGTTAGGTAATTTTGGATCTTTTTTTGCTTCTATCTCTACAGCATCGTGGGATGCAACAACTAAACTATGTATTGCTTCTTTATGTATTTGTTTGTCAGGTCCCCAAACTAATACTTGATATGGTACGGCATTATTTTTTCCTGGAGTTGTTTTCCACGCTTTCCATAATGCTCTTTCTATAATATCTTTAGGTGGTATCCTATTCATATCATATTTTTTAACGTGTTTTCTTTTCTTTTCTAATGTATCAAAGTAATTCATTTTCTAATTATCCAATCGTTAATAACTAATAGATCAAGTGCTGTTTTATTAAATGTTCTTAATGCGTGTGAGGGTGTTTCTACAATAGGTTCGTGTTTATTAAAACTTGTATTTAATAACATAGGTATACCTGTAATAACATAAAACTCTCTTACAAGTTCATACAATTTATTATTTTGTTCTTTGTTTACCGTTTGTATTCTTGCTGTATTATCAACGTGAGTTACACCAGGTATTTTATCTGATTTAACTTTACATATTCTACTCATATAAGGACTAGGACTATTTGTATCAAAATATTTTTTGTAGTGTTCTTCTAATACAACAGGTGCAAATGGTCTAAAGTCTTCTCTCATTTTTATAGTATGATTGATAACATCTTTAATATCTTTTCTTCTTGGATCTGCTAATATACTTCTATTACCTAATGCTCTATTACCACTTTCTGATTTACCTTGAAACCAACCTACTATTTTTCCATCAGCAATTGCCTGTGCTACTTCTTTATAAGATGTTAATTTTTCATCTCCTACAAAATCATATTCTTTACCACCATATGTTTCTGATTTATGTATGTTGTCATTCATTAAGTAATCAGCGTGTTGATAAACTCCTATTGCTTGACCTTCATCACCTACAGCAGGTGGTACAAAAACATTTTTATAATGTTTTGTAAATTCTTCATTCATATAACCATTATAAGCAACACCACCTGCAATGCAAATATTATCACAAGTTTTTAATGGATAAACATATTCTTTAATTTTATCCATTGTAAATTTTTGTAAAGTAAATGCTAAATTTTCTTTTCCATATTCTAAATTAATTAGATTATGTACTTTAAGATTTTTTTCTGTTATATCTCCTGATACCATTGTTTCAAATACATCATAATAATATTGATTATAACTACCGTATGCTGCTAAACCCATAAGTTTACTAGCACATAAAGAACCAAAACCTGTAACCCTTGACATTCTATTCCATAACCAACCTAATGGCAACTCTTTAGTTAAGTCTATTATGTTTTCATCTTTATCAATGAATATACATCTAAACTTATAACCTAATCCGTCTATAGCAAGTATATCTGACTTCTCAAAACCTGAATTAATGAACGCATAAGTGGCGTGTGCTTGATGATGGTCTATAAAATAAAGATCATCATTGAAATAATGATCCCATAATTTTTTAGGTTTATAATCTAATACTTCTTTTGGCAATATATCTTTGCACATTTTAATCCCACCAGCAGTCATAGAAAATGCTAGTGTTTCATTATCTCTTTTTTTAAAATATTCTTTTACATATTCATTATTCAATCTGTAATCACTTGTGTTTATCTTATCTGATTGATGAGCATATGCGTCAACGTGATAAGGCATATTATGTTTAAATCTAGTAAATCTTTCTCGTTGATTATGCCACACACCATCATATGTATTATGGTCGTGTAAGTTTAATGCAACAGCAAATATTTTAGTCATAGATAGGTTCCAATTCTTCTTGTAATCTTTCTGATTCAGTTATAACTTTAGCATATTTTCTCATAGGAAAATGTCCTTTAGGTTGTACCCATTCTGTACAAGTTTCACAATACTTTTCATATTTAAATAATTGAAAGTTCATCATCTTGTCAACATTTTCTTGTGTCAATTCAAAAGTTTTAGATAGCTCTTTATTATTAGCAAATTTTTTACTACAATGTACAATGTGTTTCTTTTCAAAATCTATTACAGGTACCATAGGAAAAGCAGCACACATCTTCCTATCTATTTCAGTTGCTTGTAGAACATCTGTAAACTCTTTTGATCTGCCATTAAATTCTTTCCACATAGTATTCTTGTGATTTAATTTTTTCATAATTTCAGGATACTTGTGATTAAATGCAAAATAATTTGGTGTCTTTACGACTACATTATAATTATTAAAATCATTTTCAGGTACAAAGTCAAAGTTACCTAACATCTTTACCTCGTCCTCGTACCAATCTAATATGTTATGTTCAACATATAATATATCCTTATCTTCTAATATATGTGGGTATCTTTTTCTTATAAACGAATTAGATAATACTGAACAAACAAAATTAGGATACTTTTTAATTTCATTAATAACATCATCTAAATTTTTAATAAGACCTGGTTCTCCACCAAGTAAACATATTCTTATCTTATAGTTTTTAAATTTCTCTAAAGTGCTTTTAAGAAAGTCCATATCTACGGTCAGGTTTCTCATCTCTAAAGTATAACTTGTACAATAGTGGCAGTCCTTGTTACAGGACATAGATAAAAAGAAATCTATTGCTAAATAATTATCTTGTATTTCTTGTAATGTTTTCATAAAATTTGTTAAACGCAATCTTTAATTTTCTTTTATCTTTAAAAGAAACATCTTCAATATATCCTGGTGTTTGATAAGTTTTCTCTATTATATAATCGTAAATATCTTCAGTAGTTTCGTTGACTAAACTACTATCAAATATGTCATCACCTATTAATTTTTTCATACTATCTACAAACTTATTATCTTCTTGGTCTAAAAAAATAAGAATAGTATTAATAACTTTATCTACTTCTTGTTGACTCATATATGCGTGTATAGGTAATGTCAATATACTATCGCAAACTATCTTACTAATAAATGTACTATCTTTTTTATGTTCTATATTTTTATACATAATATTTTCAGACAATGGTTTATCATAATGTACTTTTGCATTAAGTTTTTCTTTTAATCTATCTCTTACTTCTTTATTTTGTAATCTAATAACATATTTGTGATAGTTATGGTTAAGACCATTTGTTGTAGGTTGTATAGTTACATATTCTTGTAATTGTTTATCATATTGTTTTGCTATTGCTTGTCTTTTAGATTGCCATTGTTTCATTCTTTGTAATCTAAAATTAATAAATTTAGCATTAAGTAATAACATCTTTGAGTTATATCCTAATACTTCATTGTTTCCGTGTCTTCTTAACTTCTTAAATAATTCTGCCTTATCTTTATCATCTGTTAAGATTGCCCCACCACCTGCTATACCAGCAACTACTTTATTTGCATTGAAACTTAATGTACTAATATCTCCTATTGATCCTGCCTTAACTTCATTTAAACTAGACCCTAACGATTGAGCAGCGTCTTCTATAAATGCAATATTCTTTTCTTTACAAAAATCTATTATCTCTTTTGTATCTGACATATTGCCGAATAGATGAGGATAAACAATTGCTTTTGTTTTATCCGAGTACATTCTTTTAATACTATCTAAAGACATATGATAGTTTAATATATTAATATCACAGAATACAGGTGTTGCACCTGCCATAGATATACAAGACGCAGTTGATATCCAAGAGAAGTTAGATGTTAATACTTCATCATCTGATTTAAGATTTAAACTTATCAAAGCAAAGTGTAAAGCGTCTGTTCCATTACTACACGCAACAGCATATTTTCTACCTGTAATATCTGTAAGAGATTTTTCTAAAAACTCTACATTTTGTTCCTGATCTTGTTGCATAACATCATCAAAGAGTTTTAGATATTCTTGTTTGTTTGTTAAGTATTCTTTTTTATAACCGTTCATATATAAACTCCGCTATTATTTCTTGTCCTTTTTTATTCGGATGATGATCTAAATTAGAAATCATTGTATCTAAATTATTATAAGGATAAACTCCTGTATGTTTTGATCTTATGCCTATTAATCTTTTTTGAAGACTATAACCTCCATATTCGTGTGATAATGGCCAACCTAAAAATTTTTTTTGATTTATTAAATCTTCGTATTCATCAATCATCTTAATAATTTTTAAATTATCTTCTTCTTCATCACCAGGATATGTGTATCTAAAATCTGGAGGATATTTAGAATCATTATCTCTCGGTCTTAAACCATTCAACCAATCAATATAAGGAGATAACATTTGTACTTGCATATATGGTATGTTATATCTTTCACATAATATTTGAAAACTTAAATAGTTATCTAATGTTCTTCTCATCCAACTAAACACATCTCCGTCTGGATCAACTCTTTGATTTTGCCAATAACCTTTAACTTGATAATCTTTTCTTTGATTTTGTGTCCACGCAGGTATGACTAGACCAATTTTATCTTTATTAGTTCTTGTAATATATCTTAATAAAGTTGTGTAAATATATTCGTTACCCATTCCAGATTTAGCAAGATTAACAGGTTCCATATCTAGTTTCTTTGCTAAAATCTCTGGCCATTTTGGCCAAGTACAATCTAAATCTGGATGTACATCGCTATAAAAATCTTTTTCTGTATTGCTACAACCACTAACTAATAATATTTTTTTCATATAATTTTACTAATATACTTATGTTCTTTTTATAAATCTCATTTGTGGGCATAGGTCTATTCCAATATACCATACCACCATCTTTAATATCTTTACTTCTTACGTAATTTACATTTTTACCTAACCATTTAAACTCTAAAAACAATCTAGGTGCAGGATCAAAATTAGGTTTTGTATATACATATGTTTCAAATTTACCTAGTATATTTTCAACAGGTGCAAATAGATTATTTAATTTAGGATTAATCCACTTTTCATTATAAGTTACAATACCGTGATCTGGATACTTGTGTATGTGTTTTTCTATTTCTTTATAATATATTTCATTCGTACCTAAAAATAGATGTTTATATTGTATTTCATTTTTAACAGGTTTATATAAATCAAAGTTAATTATTTTTTCATATTGTATACCTTCACCGTTAGGATAAACATCAAAGTCGCATAAGTCAAATACTTTATTTGGTTTAAAATATTCTAATGCAAGAGGATATTCTTTTGGATGATTTTCTGAATATACTGCTATAATTTTATTATTAAATAATAGATGTAAAGATAACTTTTCATCCGTAGTATAATTCTTTATATCTTTGTATGCTAAAGTTATCATACTTCTACCTAATACTAAAGTTATATCTTCACTATTAGGTGTACAATCAAAGACAACATTTTTATAATTCTTATACTGATTTCTGATTGACTTGATATATTCTTCTTTAGTGTGTTTAGGATTAGGTATAATAACTAATTGTGTTTTGATACCTAGAGAATTTAGAGCGCAATTATGCTCATAACTATATCTCAATAAACCATCACCAGGTTTGCTCGTACATACTATATTAATCATACATTATTATATCATATTTTCCATATTAAATCAATGCTATGACACTATTTATTAGTGTTATAAATAACTATATGAGTTATATAGCAAAAGTAATATATACGAGACCAAATGCTGAGGTATCTTTACATACACCAGCGTCTGAATATACTGATTTAATTGATAATTATTTTAGTTCTGGAAAGATTACAGAAAAACCTACAAAATCTGAAGATGGATTAACCACTACTTGGACAACAACTTTTAATAATGAAGATGAGTTTAATGATTTTGTAAAAGAAGAAGTTTCAAAAACTAATTCTAGGACTAGAGAATCCCATTGCTCTGACAATTCTATTTCATATTCTTTAGAGAGTGAATAGGTAAAGGTATATCATCTCTGGTAGCAGATATATTTTGAATACATAGAGGATTTTTCGGATCGCAAGTTTCATACAGATCAGGCAATAAACGATATCCTAAAGATGGATGTAATTGTCTTGTTAATCTTTCCATAGCATTTCTTTTTCTTTTAGTTTGTATAGAGAAAAAACAATCATAACCTTTATCTGTTGCCCATTGAGTTTGATAAGGTATAAAATATTGTAGTGCTGGTTTTATAGGATTTGCAATAGATTTTGTCATAAAGTTATATCTATATTTTTGTTCAATATATAATCTATCTACAACTCTAACTAAATTGTTTCCATAATCATACACACCAGAAAAAGCAATTACTTCATCACCTTTAGTTAACTTTGTAATTATTAGATATTTGTTCCAACGCTTTTTCATTTGTTCTACATTATAATTTTTAGCGTTAGGGTGTTTTGATTTAGACGCTATCTCACACAAACTTAAAAACTCATCAATGTATGTTATCTCTTGTATAACGCAATTTTCCATAAATGTCTTTTCTTACCACCGTTTTCTCTTTTGTGATTAGTCGCTTTGTTATTGTAGATTACAAGTTCACCTTTTTTCCATTTGTGTCTGTGTATTCTTTTTGGATCATAAAGTTTTTTCTTTATCATATTCATTTCAGGCAAATCATTATATGCTTCGCAATAATATAGATACACACCTCTACTATCGCCTTGTACTAATTCGTGTTCTACATTTCTATACTTTCTTCTAAACCATCTTCTTTCTGCTTCACTTCTAAAATGATATCCATACTCATTGTCGTGTATAAATCTATTCATATCAAATTGTACTATATCATTTTTATGATCTCTATAATAATCAGGTATATCTTCAAGTATTCTACTATCTACAAATAATGTATCTCCTGCGCCTTCATCTATATCAACAGAATATAACGCAACATATTCAGGTGGGTGTTCAGAATAACCTTTATCAATATGCCACTCTAATTCTGTATTACCTTTTAGATTTTCTTTTGCTAATGCTCTTTCATCACTAACTATATTAACAAACATTTGGTCAAACGGATCTTGTGGTGCAGGTTTAAAAAATGTTTCTAAAAAGTTCCATATTTCAACTTGACTACCAGGTGTATTTTCTATAACCGTTAGGTCTACATCATTTTGTAGTAAGTCAAAAACGGTTCTATTGTTCCAGTCTAGGCGTTGATGTTTCATCTATTTCTCCATAGTATTCAAAAAACGGTTCAATATTATAATCGTCTGTTAAAATACCTCTTCTTTTACTTCCACTATCTGGTAAACCATCATCATCTATTGACCAGTCTGTTGCTTTACCATACATAGTTCCTATTTCAGTATTAAAACTGAAAACACAAGTGTGCTCTTCTTTATAACCTTGTACTTCAAATATAGGTTCAAAATCTCCAAAGTTTTCTTTTGCAATATCTATCAATTCGTTTATATTATATGTATAAGTGTCTAAATAGTTTCCCATTTTACCTACTGATTTTATTCTCATCATAATAGGAAAAGATTTGCCAGGTTTTCTATCATATTTTTTACATAACATTATAACATAATCTAATAGTGGTTTCAGTATATGTATATTAGTAGGATCAACTATTACGTTAATATGTGGTACTATTTTATGTTTGATACAATTTTCTAATGCTTTCTTTTTTGCAGTTGCAAATTTTCCGTTATCAAATCTTTTATATACTTCATCATCTAATCCACCATTCATACTTAAACCTAGAAAATTTAATCCTGATTTTTTAAGATTGATAACATATTGTTCTTGGAATAATTTAAGACCATTAGTAAGTAATGATGGTTTATGTTTATACTTTCTTGCAATCTTTATTAGGTCAAAAAGTTTATCATTCATAGTAGGTTCAGCACCTATAAAACGAATATCACAACGCTTAGGTAGTTTACTAATTGCCTGTTCAAATTTAATCATATCTACATCAGGAAATTTAGGATTATTTAACATATCTCCTAGATAACAATTAGCACACGCCATATTACATTGATATGTTGTTTGTATTGATATGCTGTGAAATGTATTTTTTTCAGGTATCATCTTATAGCAATTCTATTCATTAATCTTTCATTCATTTTATCAAAGGCGTGTCTTTTATGTATTGTCAACCATTGTTCACTTACAACTAAATCACCATCTTCCCAATGATGATCGTATCTATACTTATCTTGTAGAATATGATTCTTTAAATAATTAAACAAATCATCTGGTATACCTTCAATTATTTGTAAAAAAGGAAAGTATAATCCTTTTTGTCCATACTCATTTATATAAACTAACTTATGAACATTATCTTTATTATGATGTTCTCTAAATGTAGGATCATCTGTATAACCACCTTTTTTAAAACCACAAGTAAATTTTATATTATGACAACGTAATTTTATATCATCTGGTAAATCCTCATATGCTTTTCTATTATCAATCCAACTTGTAACACTACCTTTACTTCCTTTTACAGCATATATCCAAATTATTGAACATCTATTAACTTCACTAGGTTTGTTAGCGTGCCAATCTAATTTTTCTTTATGTCCAAACAATCCACCTTCAGTAACTTTTACTACACCAGGAATACCGCCCCATTTATTAAATAATTCTAAATGAGTAGAATCTGTTAAGTCAGGTTTTTCTACTTCACCAATAGTTTCTGCTAACTTTAATTGTTCTTCAGGTGATACTTGTCCTATTTTTTCTACGCAAACTAAATTAGTAAATACTTTTTCTCTTGTTATATTCATTTTACAAATAATTTCTCACTAACAATTTCTTTAATAGGTTTGCCAAAATATTTATTGGGTTTATACTTATCTGTTTCTTTATCATAATCTAACCAAGGTGTTAATCCCATAACAACATTAATTCTAGGTTCTTTTGTTTCTACTTGTTTTATCATAGTAGGTCTATGTGGTTGTTTTGTATTCCACAAATATGCTTTACCTATTTCTAATTGATATATTTTATCTTTCCATTCTATAGCATATTCATCACTAGTTTGTAAAGGTATGTTAACTCTTAATAATTGACAAGTAGGTTCATCAACGTGCCAACCTTTATCGTTAGGTCCTTCTCCATATCCAAAAATATATGCAACTCTACTCCTAGATATATGAAAATTAAATCTATCTAAAAAAAATCCTAGATGTTCTTGTATTGTTTCATCTATCTTTCTAAAACCAAATGTATCATAATAAGTATCTTTTAATTGTGTATGATCTCCTTTGCCTTTTTCTAAACCATAGTATTGATCTAACAATGGCGATCCCCATACTTGACTATATCTACTTTCAGATTTATCAAAAAATGTAGGGTTGTAAGTTAACCCAAAACCTTTGTATTTTTGATGAGTTTGATGTTTAGTTCTCCAACTTGTAAGACCTACTATACTTTCTATTTTTTTAACACCTTCTAGTATCTTGTCTGCTGTAGGAAGACCTAATTCTTCTAAAGTATATTCATTCCAACCAAAATCTTCTTGTTTTTCATCTACTTTTTTAAAGTAAGATTTCACTTCATTTATCATATCCTTATTTATTCTGTTATAAATATAGTATATATTATAACACGAGGAGAATATAATGTCAATAGTAATAGATGGTAAAGTATATGATGAAACGAAGTTTAGTATAGGATTAAGAAATAGAATCGTTGCTAGACAAGAGATTGAGGCTTCTAAAGTCAGACACAATGTTGAGTTGGAAAAAATTGAAGTTCTTACTGAATTTTATAACAAAAAAATTATAGAATTGATGAAGGAAGAGAAAGTACAACCAATAAAAGAAGACAATGGCAGCAATAGCTAATTTAATAATAGATCAAGGCGCTAATTTCAGTTCAGACGTAACCGTAAAAGACGCAAACGGAAACGCATTTAATCTAACTGGATATACAACAGAAGCGAAGATGGCAAAAGGTTATGCGTCAACTAGAACAAGAACGTCATTGACTTCAGTTATTGCCACAGACGCTACTTCAGGAGTAGTTGCTCTGTCAATGACGGCTGCTCAAACGGCTGCTTTAGACGCAGAAAGATATGTGTATGATGTAGAAATTACACAGACTTCCACAGGTACGGTAACTAGAGTAATTGAGGGTTTAATCACGGTAAGACCTAACGTAACTACATAATAAAAGTATTATAAATATAACAAAAGAGAGAGGTTTATGGCAAGTATTACAGCAAAAATTAATGCTTCTACTGGAAGCGGACCCAAAAAAGTTTCAGTAACCCTGCCTTCAGGTACTTCACTACAAAATAGTTCTCTTTCTTTAAAATTATTAGGTGACGTTGACGTAACTTCTTTAGATGATGGTGCATTATTACAATACAGAGCTAGTGATGGTAAGTTCGTAAGTAGAAACGAAATTGTAACCACTACTGGTACTTTAACTTTTAACGGCGGATCATTTTAGAGAGTAACATATGGCAACGGTAATACAGATTAAAAGAAGTTCAGCAACTTCAGCACCAGGAACACTTAAACTCGGTGAATTAGCATACACTTATGGAACAGGCGCACAAAACAACCTAGGAGATAGAATCTTTATAGGTGAAGGTGGCGTTGACGGTAACGGTGACGCAAATAACGTATCAGTAATTGGAGGTCAATATTTTACAGATATGTTAGATCACGTACAAGGTACGTTGACAGGAAATTCAGCTATCATTGCAGATTCAAACTTAGCAATAGATACATTAAACGTAGGTAACTCACTAACAGCAGGTGGTGAAGTTAGATTTAACGAAGGTACTAATAACGGTACTAACTACATAGGAATTAAATCTCCTAATGCAGTAACAGCTTCTCAAACTTTTGTTTTACCTGATGGTGACGGTACTGCTGGTCAGTTCTTAAAAACTGATGGATCAGGAAATTTAGATTTTACAACCGTTAATCAATTTATTAATTTAGCAGGTGATACAGGAACAGATACTTACAATACTTCCGAAACATTAACTTTCGCAGGTACAGGTGGTATGACACAAACGGTTACTGATAATACGGTAACGGTAACTGCTACAGCATTAACAAACGCTAACTTATCTGGTACTGCTGGAATTACAAATGCTAATATAGCAAATCCTCAAGTATTAATAGGTGGTCAAACAATTACTTTAGGTGCCGCTGCTACAACAGATATTTCAGGTTTAACTTCTTTAGTTGTAGATGATCTTACATTAAATGGTCAAACAATAACTACAACAGCAGGTAATAAAGATATTACTTTAACACCTCACGGTACAGGTACGGTAGTTGTACCATCAGGTTATGAAGACAGAGCAGGATTTACAGATAATTCACTTGCAAACAAAATGTATGTTGACCAAGTTGCACAAGGTTTAGATACTAAACCATCTTGTAAAATTGCAACAACGGCTAACTTATCAGCAACTTATAATAACGGTACTGCTGGTGTTGGTGCAACATTAACTAATTCAGGCACACAGGCAACATTAACACTTGACTCAACTGCTGCTAATTTAAACGATAGAGTTTTAGTTAAAGATCAAACAGACGCAAGTGAAAACGGTATTTACACGGTTACAAATGTTGGTAGTGCTTCTACAAATTGGGTATTAACAAGAGCAACTCCAGAAGATCAACCTGCTGAATTATCAGGTGGTGCTTTCGTATTCGTTGAAGAAGGTGTTTTAAATGCTAACAATGGTTATACATTTACACATACAGGTGCTCCTACTTTTGGAACAACTAATTTAGATGTATCACAATTCTCTGGTGCAGGTCAAATAACTGCTGGTGCCGCTTTAACAAAAGACGGTAATCAATTAGATGTTGCAGTAGATGATAGTTCAGTTGAAGTTAGTACAGACGCATTAAGAGTTAAGGCATTAGGTATTACAAATGCTATGTTAGGTGGTTCTATTCAAACATCTAAACTTGCAAATCCATTTATAACTTTAACAGATGAAACTTCTACAACAGGAAGAGTTTATTTAGAAGAAAATTTAGAATTTTTAGCAGGTGAAGGAGTTAACACTATTGTTGATAACAACACAATTAAAATTGAGGGTGAAGACGCTTCAAACTCAAACAAAGGTGTTGCAAAATTTAACTCAAATAATTTTACGGTAACTTCAGGTGATGTTGAAGTTAGTACGGTTGACGGAGGTACATTCTAGTGGCAACCGTAATAAAACCAAAACGATCAGAAACACCAAGTCAAATTCCAGGTGCTGCTGCTTTACAAGTACACGAATTGGCAATGAACGTAACAGATGGTAAGTTATATACTAAAACATCTGGAGGCGTTGTAAAAGAAGTTGGTGGTGCTGGTGCTGTAACTTTACAGGCAGTTACAAATGCAGGTGCAGTTACAAGTAATGATATTACATTAAACGGTGCAAATATAATTTTTGAAGGTTACCAAGAAAACGCTTACGAAACAACTCTAACGGTTCAGGAACCTACAGGTGATAGAACAATAACTTTTCCAGACGCAGATGGAGATGTTGCTATGCTTGGAGACTCATTAGCGTTTTCAATAGTATTCGGTAGTTAATAATGGCAAGTACATTTAAAAATGCAGGAATAACCGTTCCAGTAGTAGATACGTCTGCTGGTAATTTATTTACAGCTGGTGCAAGTGCAACTGCTGTAATTCACGCATTATATATTTCAAATAAGAGTACAACTGCTGCTGCTACCGTAAATGTAAAAGTTACAACTGATGGTGGTTCTACTTTTTATCACATAGGTAAAAGTTTAGAAGTTCCGCCAAACAATACATTAACTTTAGACAAACCAGTTAATTTAGAGAACAACGATATTGTTAGAATAGTCGCTGACCCAAATCCTGATTCGTCTTCAGTAGATGTTGAGGCATACGCAAGTATCCTTGAATTAACATAGAAATATAAATAGAGAAAATGGCATATTTAGTAGATCACACACCCGCTGCTTCAGTAAAACAGAAATCTTTTAACGGAATTAGACGAACAAAAGATGGTATGTTATATCTAACTTCAGTAAATCCTAACAAAGGTAATGAAACAATTGAAGTATCAAAATTTTACGAAGATGGTAAGTCTGATTTTGTAGGAAGATCAGAAACAGATTATGTAGATGAAAGACTAGAGATGTTTGATGTTAACTATTTTACAACAGATGGTTCAGCATATCAATTTACAATATCAACACCAGTATTAAATGAGTCAAGGATTGCAGTATTTTTAGACGGAGTTCAACAAGTTGCGTTTTCAGACTTTACTTTAGTCAATAATACCGTAGTAACTTTCACTCTAATTCCAAAGACTGGATTGAGTATTGTTATAGGTACGGTTAAGAAAAGATACTACAATAATGATAGTGATAGATTTCAACAAATTAACTTTTCAGTAAATCCTACCACTACTTTTCTTATAAATAATACTAGTGGAGATTTAGTAAAAAGAGTAAATGCAGGAGTAACAAGAACCGCTGAGAGTTCAGACGATTTTGATACTTTTGAAGACACAACGGCAGTTTCTACAACTACATCATATCAAAGTGCAGTATAGAAATGACTAATTAGGGAAACAAATGGCAGATTTTAAACTAGGACGACTTAAATTTAAATGGAGAGGTGATTGGACAACTAGTAC